CAGGCTTGGCCCTGGCGGTTATCGCGCTCAGTTCGGTGTTGATAGTGGGGGCGCTCGTTGATATTCGCAAAGAGATGGAGCGCAAATGAGTACCTACGACTTTGAACCGGACCCGGACGATTACGGGCCTGAGCCGCCGCACATCGCTAACGGGAAGTATCGCCACACTCCACCACCAGCCCCACGTGCCATCCCACCGGATGACGTGCCGCGCATCGACGCCATGCACAAGCTCGGTATCACCCAACGCGCTATTGCCCGCAACCTCGGGGTTCATTGGCGCACGGTCCACAACATCATTGCCCGCAAGGGCGCTTACTCAGGAGTCCCGAAATGAAGATATGCAACAAATGTGAGAAACCCAAGCCGCTCACCGAGTACGGGTTTTACGCAGGCAAGCACAACAAGCAGTGTAAGCGGTGCTGTGATATGACTAAAGCAGCGACCAAGCTGCTGAAGGACAAGAAGATGCAAGCTGCCCGTGAGCTGTCCGAGTTGAACGACAAAGTCAACGCGTTTCACTGGCGCACCTTCGTGCAACCTGTCCCCATGAAGGCTGATAAGTGGTCGCAGCAACCGCGCCCCGACCAAGAGGTCAACACACGCTTCACGCAGTACAGTTGACTACTTCGATACGCCGCGAACCTTCTCCCAAGACCGGCTCAGTTTCCAAATACGTCTGCATAACTCTTTCCCCTTCTTATGCGGCCACGAAGGCACTCTCTGGAAACGCCCAGTTTTTCAGACCATTCATCTAGTGTTAGCGCCAGCCCATCATGCTCATAAGTAACGGTGTTACTTCTATTGCGGGTCTGTTCTTTTCTAGTTGCCCACTGGCAGTTCTCTTTTGAGTACCCTTTGTTATTATCTATCCGGTCCAGAGTTAGGCCATCAGGATCACCCATATCTGCATAAAACTTTTGAAAGTCCTTCCAATCGTCAGATACCGTAATTCCCCTGCCGCCATATCTATCGTAGTGCGCGGCGTTTGGGTTGTAGCACCTTTGAATCATCGCACCCCAAGCACGGTACGCTTTCTTCCCATACATGGCGTGCTTTAAAAACTGCGACGTTTGACTGCAACCACATGACTTTGTTAAACCCCTCACTAGGTTTGTCATGTACACCGAGCTTTTCGCACCGCAATCACACTTGCATATCCATTTCGTTAATCGCTTCGCGTTTGAATCATCAATCACTTCTGCGATCAACTTCCCAAACCGTACACCAGATATATCTCTGTGCGCCATAAATGCCTCCTAAAAGGCATAGTATATAGACTTAATGCTACTTGTCTGTACCTTTTATCTTTCCAACTTGGCGTGCTGCGGTATAGCCTAGATAACCCGTAGTGAAAGTCCACCACATTGGTTCTGGTATTGCCCCAAAACCGGCTGCAACATTTATGAAGAACTTACCCATTTGATCTGGGAAAAATACACCGATGATTGGCGCAATGATTACTAAGAATGCAACGATTAAGTAAAAAAGGTACAAGAAACTGGGACGTGCGCGGCTTGTCCAGGGGTCTGAGCTATTGGCTTCAGCGATGATGGCGCTGAGTGCCGTTTTCATTTCGTCCAACTCGCCCGACTGCTGGAGCCGTAGTAGTTCAAGCTGCGCCCTGGCCTTCTCGGTGGGGTCTGGGAACAGCTTGTCGATCAGCTTACCGCCGATGCCGAACAGTCCACTGATAGTGATTGGGTCCATTACTTTGCCTCCCCACGTTTGTACTGGTTGATGCTGTAGCCGTTCGGGTCTTGAAAGTGGGGCTTGTCTTTCCACCGCTCCCAGTACCCGCCCCACTCCATGCCACACTGCGTACCGATAGCACCGATCCGCGCCCACAGGGTCAGGTCATCCCAAACGCACTTACCATTGACGATTGGCACGACATCAACCGCAACACGGTAGTTGTGGAAACTGTCACCACCCTTGACATTCGTGACACGATTGCCAAGTACCGTGCGGCCCTGCGCGTATAGTGCGTCCTGGGCCTCGTTGTCACGGTATGTGGCAGTTACCAACAGGTCAATACCGGCATCTTTACAGCCCGTGATCATGTTGGACACCTTTGCAGAGGTGCGTGGCAACAGGTCAGCTAGGTCCCGAGAGGTGATCATGGTGTGTACTTAGCATGTGACAGTATCCAGCCAACTATGCCACCAATTACACCAGCAGCCCCACCTAGCCATGCTAGTGTGCGCCAGCCACCGCGTGCCTGTTCCATCAAGTCACGCATGGCCTGCACGTTCTTCTCCATACTGTCTACTTTGTGGGCAAGGTGTTCAACCTGGGACAAGAGCTTGCCGTATTCAACAGGGTCTATGTATTCGGTCATAGAACTTTTACGCCTCGCTTGTAGATGTCTCGTTGCCACTCCCATGCTTTGCGGCAATGGTCGCGCTGGAGCGGATAGAACAGAAAGTCAATGAGCAGGTACGTGAACCCAAAGAACTTGCCGGTCAGATGGGCGTTCCACGCTGCTGCACTCATGGTTTCTCCCATCAGCCCGCCGAAGCAGGTGCGCATGATCCATGCGTCCACAGCAATGAGCCACTTGAGAATCATGCGAGGATTTCCGCGCTGCGCCCTACAGCCAAAATGCCAGCGGCCTCCAGTGCCTGGATGCCCCCGATAGTCGATGGATCAGTCTTTAGTACGTTGTCTGCTACGTTGAACAGTGTCCAGTAGTAGTCAAGCGTTGGACTGGCTGCTGCGCCGAATTTGATTTCCGCGTACTCAGCCGGTGTGAACTTCAAAAGAAATTCCTTCTTTGTCCACGGTGCGACTGGTGGTGCAACTGGTGCAAAGGCCCCGCCAGCATACGAGTGCCCTAGCAGCGACGTGTCCATTGACCCAATCGCCACCATGTTGGGTGAATCAACGGGTCCGCTGGTTTCAGTGACTGCGGTGACGACGCCACCAGTGATTTGTGCGTAGTACATGATTAATACCTCTCGATCAATTCCCAAGACACCACCGTTGTTGAAGTATTCGAAGATCGTTGCCCCGTGATAGTTGTCGCGTTTGTCAAAACAACGGAAGCCAAAGCGGTAATGGCGGTATCTGCTGTGTAGCAACCAAGAAAGTTGAGTTGCGATTTCGTGGTATCAACCGATGTGACGGTTGCAGTCTGTGTCGTCACTCCATTACCGATAGAAATGGTCCCACGCTGGATCGACTTGATCGCACCACCAACAAATTGAGAAAGTGAACTCATAGAAGTCTCCACGAAGAATTGACAAACCGCAGTTGAACGGTCCCATTGGTCGATGCGTTCAGCGTCATATTCTCTGCCACTCCCATGATGGTTTGAGCATTACGGGCGATGATATTGGTAGCGAGTGAGTTGGTCCATGTCACCCAGACCGTATCCCCGGAGGACGGAGAGGCTGGAAGCGTGACAGTGGTAGCCGCTACGTTTGTCAGGACGTAGTGTGTACTAGCTACTGCTGTCTGAGTGGTGCCAGAGACAACCGATACGGTCAAGGTGCCCGACGAGGCCGGTGCAGCGGAAGTCCATGCGCTGCCGTTTGATGTGAGCACGTTGCCGCTGGTGCTTGGGGCTACTGCAACCGCTGCTACACCACCTGAGGTCAGCGTACTGAATGCGCCCGTACTTGGTGTGGTGTCGCCAATGGGTCCGGGTGCTGCGAAACGTGCTGTGAAGCCTGCACCACTGACCGCGCCGGAAGCTGAGAGCGTGGTGAACGAACCAGCATCCGGGGTGGTGGCTCCAACCGTACCATTGATGTTGATACCGGCTGTGCCTGTGAGGTTGGTTACTGTGCCGCTGGATGGAGTACCAAGAACGCCACCATTGACCACTGGTGCGCCAGCCGAACCAACATTTACAGCAAGTGCTGTCGCAACGCCAGTACCAAGGCCAGTGACACCTGTTGAGATTGGTAGACCTGTGGCGTTTGTAAGTACGCCCGCTGATGGTGTACCAAGAGTCCCGCCTGACTTCAGACTGGTCGCGTCAGCGGCTGCAATATTGTCGAACTCAGTGTTGATTTCAACACCTTTGACAACCTTGGACGGATTGCCCGTCAGCAGTGCATCCTTGGATGCAAAGTCGGTACTTTTGGTGTACGTTGTCATTTGTATGCCCCGTCTTTAGTGTACATATCAAACCGCTGTATCGAGATTTGAGTGCCTGAAACATCAGCCTCAATACCAGATTGGATGACCTTACCGGCGCCACCAACATTCATCTGAATGCTATCAATAATCTGACCAAGACCGTACTCTGCAATGCCGTACTCAGCTATATTGTACTCAGCTATTGTCTGCCCAGCCCCAACGGTCAACTGCTCTGAACGGGTCTGGGATACATAGTCAAATCCCCACTTGCAGACAAGAATCTGATTGATAGCCCCAAGCACGGTGACAGATACCTTCTTCAGAATGCTGGTGCGAATAGGGTCACCGAAGTCCACCCAAGTCGTGTAATACGAGATTCTGTAATCGGACCCATTATCGGAGTATCCATCAGACAAAGCAATGTAACCGGCCTGACCGAAATACAAAGCCCTACCAAGGGAGTAGCAGTAGCACTTCGGGACAATACTTGTCCAAGTTGTCGGGCGGTACGAGCCATCCTGCATCGGGCTTCTGGTGTCGAAGCAGTATGTGACCATCGACTCTACGAACGTCACCAAGTAGTACGAGTCAATCGGTGAATAGATCGTCTTGATGGTCGCGCCGGAAGTCTCATTATTGATGTAGCCCAATATATCGTCATTTACTGTGCGGCTAATAGTCGTCAAAGGCGCTGACTTCTCTTGGATCGTGCGCTTCAGTGACCGTAGGCCACCGCTTGACAGGTACACCAAGTCGTCAGGTGTGTTCTGAACGGTGTCACGACCGACGCAACCAGAATTGCTGATCGCGTCACTCAGCCTCATGGTGGACGGGTCATCTGCGCCGGTGTAGACCAGTACCTGCTTTGACCCGAAGATGATGAGTGCGTTGTTGTGCGCTGCCAGGGTGACAATTTCGTCACCTCCTTGGGGCCAAACACCGTACAGATTCAATGACCCGGCTGTGCCTGCTGTCCACTTCTGGAACGTCAGCGTATCGGTCCAGTACACCGTGTTCTTATCTGAAGCCGTGCAAGCTGCCCAAATACGACCATACGCAGAGATGGCAGTGTTGGCCTGCGGCGCAGTGCCGGAGTACGTTGGATGCTCACTGATACGCCTGTACGTGGTCGTGGAGAGTGTAGTGTCGTAGATCAGCGGGTCGAAACCCTGCTGCCAAAACATTATGCAGCTATTCAATACACAGTTCTGCCAGTTGCTTGCCGTGATGGTCGGAGCAACACCGCCGCCACCATACGTCAACTCTGTAAGCGTAGTACCCACTAACTTAAACAACTTGTTGTTACCGGCTGCGACGATGACACGAGCACCAGCACCGTCTATCAACTCCCCAAGAGCCTCCACATTCGACGATCCGAGTGCAGCACTGGCAGTATTCGCCGGGGTCCAGCCCTTGCGCGAACCAATACGACCAAACTTGTCGATGATGCAGTTGTTCGCCTCCAGCGCAAACTTGGGGTCGAGGTCAACCGAGGCGTCCTGGGTATTCAAACCCATGAAGCCTGGAGCCGTGATCGAGAAGGTTTTGGTCGGTTGCGCCATTACGTTGCCACCCACTCTTGGTAGTCTTCATTCCGAGCCTGTTCCAGCGAGATGCGGTCTGCCAGGATGCCTTTGAACAGCCCATACGCCTCACTGGAGGCTAGTGCGCCATCCTCGCCTCTCTCAGCCAATGCACGGGCGTATGCACCCATTACAACGGCTTCTGATGGCACCAAGATAATGTCTCCAGCAGCAGTCAGCGAAACCTGCGGTACATTCATGTTGAACGTGATCGCATACACGCCATCGGGTGTCGGGTATAGCTGAATCTTGCTGTCAGTACCGTCATTTCCATCCCATGCGTAGTAGCCCGGTATGGAGTTGGTAGTGGTGGTGAGTTGCTGCTGATCTTCAATGTATCCGGCAGATACGGGACGCAGCCGACCCTGCCTGCCCGTGGTGGTCACGTTAGCTGAGACACACTTTTGCTTCGTGCCAGAGCCTGTCAGGGTATATCCACTAGTGCCACCAACAGTGTTGATGCTGACTGAGGTGTTCTGAACGTCCCAATCCCACGCATCCTCCACCTGCCGCTTGGCATCGTTGACGAAGTGCCCTATCATGATGGCGTAGGCATTCTGCGTGATGGTGGAAACGGAAGTCTCGCGCAGACGCGCAAGGACTTCGTTAATTGCCTGAAGGTACGTGGCCATATTTCACCTTATTTAGTCTTGCAACACGCATTTTTTCTCGTTGCTCGTCAGTCCAAGGGACACCCTTTTTACTAAGTGATATTTTAGTTCTTGTATCCTCAGACACTAAGTGCCCCATCTTAGCTTTTGAAATCTTGTCCCCAGTTTCTTTTTTACGTATTCTATTTTTAAGGGCTTCTGAAATATTCTTTCGATGTTCATCGCTTCGCTTTAGACCTAGCCCGCAACTTTTACCAGTTCTTGAGGCTGTCATCTTCATGCGTGTTTCTATTGACGCCTTTTTTCCTAACTTGGCGTTGCGTTGTTTTAACCTAGTCTCTGGTGGTGGTGAAACGCCACCTTTTCCACATGGAAGAATGTTGCATAAATTATGCTTATGGTGTGCAGGAAGTGAGTCCATCAATATCTTCTCTGCCGTATATGCCTCACTGTCAGTCATACCGTCTATGACTTTTATGGCTACAAAACCACCAGCGTCTGACACAACTTTTCGCCACTTTTCATTTCTGGTGTTTGAACTGTTTATCCTCCATGCGCTACCCTTACCAACGTAAAACAAACTCAAGTCATCCTTTCGCAGATGTAAGTAGACATATCTGTCCCTTGGAGTTTGTCCCTGCAAAAAGGTCATTCGGTACTCCCCACGTATGCGGATGAGTATGGAGAATAATACTTCATCGAGTTCTCCATAAATTTCAAAGCATTCTTTTCTTTTGCGTTGGCCTTTTCCATCATCTTCGCCATAAGTGTTGGGTTTTGCATTGTTTCAGCCAGTTCCTGCAATGTGCGAATCTGACCCATACCGAAAACTTTTCTGACCAGCCCGTTTGTAATGGCAACACCTTGGTTCATAAGATTCGGTAAATGAATCCCACCGCCAACCAACCCCTGAAGTTTCTCGGAGGATGCCCCGCGAGAAGCCAACTCAGTAAGGCTTGTGTCTGCGTCCAATTGACTTATGACTTTACCAACCTTGGCGGCATTCTCCGGGGTCAGTTGAGAGTCAAGCCCTGCTCTTGCGAACCCACCAGACTCCCTCACCAACGCCGTTTCGGACTCAATGGAACGCGCCAGTTTCGCAGCAGACTCTTTATCACCAAGAGGGTTCTGAAGTTTCGTGAGCATAGTCTTGCCGACTGACTTCTGGAATATCTCACCAGAGTCATCAGCGAACTGCTTGTTGGCTGCGATAAACTTCTCACCGCCTTGCCCGGTCTGCTTGATGCCTTGCATCAAAGCACTTTTCACATTCGACACAGCACTGTCTTGCAACTTGATCTTTGATGTCGCAGAGTCAGCCATTGATGGTGCTAAACGGTTGTCAATGGCAAACTTCATCAACTGAAGCCCCTCGATGGAGCGCATCGGGTCCGCAATAATATCGTCCACTTGCGTCTGAGACAGCTTCATCATGTTGTCAGGCAGACCAAGGTTCCCTCTAGCCATCGCTTTGGCATCTTCCATTGACGCGCTGGCGAGTGGGCTTTGACGAAGGTTCTCAAGAATGGGTGCTGTTCTAGGTGTCGGGACTTCACCAGCGGATAGAACACGCTGCTGCATCCCCGGTTGCAGATTGGACGGTACAGTCGTTACAACAGGCTGCGGGGGCATATTGGTAGCCTCCCTAGCGTAGCGATCTACCATACCTAGCTTTTGGGCTTCTTCGATGTTGGACGTAAAAGCATTACCCCTAGCCGCTTTCATGGCTGCAATCTCTGCCTCATCGCCTGCGAAGGACTGCAATAGTCCCGCACGACCCGCCCGCTGCTCCATTACACGACTTGTGCCGGGGTTAGGATTAACCCTCTCAGAAACCCGCTGTAGTGCTGCAATTTCAGGGTTCACCAAGTCCTTGGTCGCTTGAGCAACATTCGGGTTATCGAATGGTGTTTGGTTGTTCTTCAGAAGCCTTACAACATCGTCATATGAGTCGCCTGCGATTTCATTCATCATCCGACCACCTGCGACTTGAGCGCCGCTCTTTGTCATCGGTGCTACGATCTTTGCCAGTTTGGTAGCTGCTTTTCCAACCATTGGAATAGTACCGCCAATAGCACCCCCCAACACAGCGCCAGAGCCTGCGTCACCGCCTTCAGACAAAGCGCCCGTTGCAGCGCCAGAGCCAGCGCCGCCAACAACACCCTGAGCGATTGGTGCGTACTTACCCATCCTTGCGATTTGAGGGATTTTCCCCGCAACTTGAAATACTTTCGTTCCAAGCGCCATACTTACCGGGTCAAGCACTTCACCTGCTGTATAGGCTAAACTGTCCTTGTCCAGCCCTGCAGTAGGCCATATTTCCTGCCCCAACTTTGAATTGCCAAAGACGCTGCCAATAATATTGGTGCCGCCCCGCATGATCCCGGTAACTCCACCGAGCACTTCTGCTCCAGCCTTCAATGCAGGGTTGACCTTCGCGCTTTCACGCAAAGATTTGTCAAGCGCATCTTCCACCTTGGCAGGTTTCCACTGGGATGCTGCTGCACTATACAACTCTGCATCAGTTGCGTCTTCTGGTCCTTCTATGCGAAGGATAGACCCATCGGGGGCTTGTACGCGATAGATGGGCATGGTTATTCCTTACCAAGAACTTTGAACTTCCTGTCGGTTGTGACTGGAGTTGGTGATGGTGGTTTGTCTCTACCTGGAGAATATTCCTCACCGAACTGTTCGTAATGGCGCTGTGTGGCGTTACGCTGCATACCATTCATACGCAGTTTCACTTTTTCAAGTTCACCCTTGACGTATTCCGGTCCACGTTTTCTGTCAATGTTGGCTACTTGGTTGGCAAGAATGTCCCACTCTTTCTCAGTGATTGCGCCAATGCCACCACCTTCTCTGAGAACCTTGAGTCCCTGTGCCTTAAGTCTGTTGGCAATCGAATCCAATTCACCCTCGATAATACTTGCCTTGCCTCCAGGCATACTCGGTAAAACACCACGTACACCAGTTGCACGACCCAGATATTCACTGGACGCAGCTTTGTCTATGTCGGCGCCTAGTGTGACAATTTCGTCATCTTGGGCACGGATCGCAGCAGAGGATGCGGCTAGGTCTTTATCACGCTTTACTTGCTGTGCTGCGGTCAATGGTTTTCCACCACCAGTCCCACCCTTCGACTCAACACCAAGTCGCTTTACTTCAGCCATCAACTGTCCAAGTTGCAACCGGGCAGCGGTAGCCTCCCTTGACGCAGCAAGCCTGTCAGCAGAACTGAGTCGTGAGTCTTCAGATCGCATCTTCGCAATCTCAAAAGTCTGACCAAGCTGTGCCATCTTGATTTCGTAATCATTCTGCATTTTCTGCTTGTCAACTTCCTCAAGGCGCTGCTGCGCCCGAGCCTCTTTCTGCTGTGCCAGAGCGCCAGCAGCCGCTTCAGCCTGCATCTTCCGCGCCATCATCACAGCCTGAGCAGCCCTGTTCGGGTCGTAGTCCTTAATCTTGGCAGCGTACTGCATCAGACCGTCTGGAGTGCTGGTGTCGAACTGCTTGGCAGCTTCGTGCGTCATCTGAGCGTTCTGCACCGATGGGTCAACACCACCAAGGGCCTTGGAACCTAAGTCACCAAACATACTACCTGCTTGGTACAGCCCCATCGCACCGCGCTGTGCAGCATTCATCTTCGAAAAGTCGTAAGCAGACTGCTTCGTCTGAGCCAGCCGCTGCTGCTCAACCTCGTAAGGGGAGGGTCCAAACATACCAGACATATCAGCCATCATGTACCCCACTTATATCGTGACAAGGCATCCGCGCCACCCTGCAGCAAGTTGCCCCACATATTACCGGCTTGCTGTGCATTCGCACCAATGGTGTTGCCTGCATTCTGAATACCTTGAGCCTGTAGCAGACCAGATGCTGCGTTAGCATTGGTGACTTTACCACCCAAGTCCATACCCATCTGCAAAGCGTTCTGACCAAGACCCTCGATCTTCTGAGCGCCACCCAAGGCAGTCAGGTAGGGGTTGAACGCTGCCGACTGAGTTCCGTACATACTGTTCAGCATGTCGCCACCAGTGCCAACCATACCTGTGCCAAACTTGGCGTAGTCCATACCACCCTGCGTAGACTGTGCCGCCAATTGGGCGTCCTGCTGCATCAGAGCGTTGTACAGCGCCTGCATCTGTGGATTGGCAGCACCTTGACCGTTCACCCCACCCCCCATTGCGAACCCGCCGCGCCCCTGGGCCTGCATCTGAGCCTGCAGCCCTGCCAGTTCGTTCGCACGACCAGGGGCAAGCAACCCTTGCTGGTCTGCCATGTACTTGGCAGCTTGCTCTTGCGGGCTTGTCTGGAGGTACTTGTTACCGAGTGTCATCGCAGACATTGCCGCCTGACGCATCGGTGCAGTATCCATTTGTGAGCTAGTAAACTGATTCATCAGCCCACCAGACGCTCCGGCTAGTTGACCAAGGTGTCCCTGAAGCAGCGGGTCAAGCGTGTAGCCTGCACTGTTCAAGTTGCCGTTCTCGTCATACCCGAACTGAGACTGACCGAAGTTAGTCTTGATGCCAACGGGTCGAAACTTGGCAGCATCTGCAGCGATCTGAGCTGCGCGGATTTGTGCATCGGCCTGCTGACTCGCGGCGTCCTTGGCTGCATTCTGGTTCAGAACGCTGCCGACAGTACCGAGTAATGGCGATGCTAACTGTTGCCACCAGTTCCCAGCACCGGCTGCGCCAGCAGCACCGGGAGCACCGGCAGTACCAGCACCTCCAATACCTGCGGTCCCGCCGCCGCCCATCAATCCAGCGCCAGCCGTACCAGCGCCTAAAGCGCCACCACCGCCCAAAGCCGTACCAGGCACCGCAGACAGCGCTGCTGCATCAGCGGCTGTCATTCCGGCGATCAGACCGCCAGCGCCTAAAGCGCCACCACCGCCCAAAGCCGTACCAGGTACCGCAGACAGCGCGGCTGCATCAGCGGCTGTCATTCCGGCGATCTGACCGCCAGCGCCTAAAGCGCCAGCACCCGCACCACCACCCATTAGGGCTAGTTCGGAAGCAGTCGCGCCTGAATATCCGAGGTCGCTCAGCAGGAACGCTTTGTCGGCAGAACTCAGCCCTACGGCACCAGCGCCTTCTGCTCCAGCGCCAGCAGCGCCAGCAGCAGCGCCATACATCCCCATCGAGAGCGCCATCGGCAACGCGGTCCAGAACTCCTTACTGGCGCCTGTCTTCTGTGCGCCTTCAATCCAGCGCGGGTCAGCAATACCACGGCTGACGGGAGTTCCCTCGTAGCCATCGCGTTGCATCGGGTCAGCGAACTGCTCGTTCATGAAGTCGTAGAACTGCTGAGGTGTCATTCCCTCAGCTTTGTAGTTCACGCCAAATTGCGGCCCTTTGAACCTGCCTTGCGCGTCCAGCATATCGGGCTTAATTAGCGATTCATACTCAGCATATGTCTTCGGGGCCGCAGCAGACGAAGCCGTTGACGAAGCCCCACCCGAATCACCAATAATCCCTTTTACCTGAGAAAGTGTGTAATTACTCACGCCTCCGATGGCAAGAGCCTGATGCACTTGTTCCGGCGTCAGACCCATCGCCTGTGCCTGCACCTTGACCTGTTCTGGTGACTTGCCAGCCAGCCATGCTTTGATCTGGTCACCGGAATACGTTGTGCCGCCAATGGTCATGCCCTGAACCTGCTGTGGGGTGAAGTTCACACCACCAATAGTGAGAGCCTGCTGCACTTGTGTCGGGTTCAACCCCATCGCCTGTGTCTGCACCTTGATCTGTTCTGGTGACTTGCCAGCCAACCATGCTTTGATCTGGTCGCCTGAGTACGTTGTGCCGCCAATGGTCATGCCTTGGTCGGAGCCGGATTTAATGGACCCGCCACTGCTAGACGACTGCATAACCCTCACCTTGTCAGCCGGAGACAGGGATGCCATCATGCCGGGAGGTGTGGCTGGTGATCCGTAACGCAACGCTCCGTTGGAATCAACGTACATTGGTTTGGATGTTTGCGGACCACCAGTTTCACCGAACGCGCCTGTCCAGGGCTTCCAGCCATCGCTTGTGCCGTGGGCACCGAGATTATAGCGGCCCTGTTCGAAATTGAAGTCGTGCCCTGATCCGGGGCCATAAATTCCACCCGGTGCCCAATCAGTCGGGGACGATGCAGAGCCAGTGAACGTACCCGAACGCATCGCGTCTAGGGTGTGGAGGTTCTGGCTTGCCACCCAATTCTGGAAATTGTTTACGTTTGCGCCGTTTGGGTTGTACTGACGGTATTGTTGAAAATACTTCTGCAACCCTGCGTCACCAGCCATAGTGCCAGCGCCAGCGATTTGCCGCGCTTGCAGAATCAATTCTCTGCGCTGCCACGGGTCTGTGATTCCAGCCTGTTGAGCAAATTGGTTGTCATCGCCACCGCTGGCGTAGAAGTCCCTGATCTGCTGGTCGCTGTATTTTGTGCCACCAATCATCATGCCTTGATCCGGGGTCAGCCTAGTGCCGCCAGCAGTGGTGAACGTACCCTGCTGATACGGTGCTGCTGACGACACCGGAATCATATTGGTCACCATGCCGGATTGACGACCCTCATTCTTACCAAACTGCTGCCAGTGGGCATTAGCCTCAGCCTCTGTGTCGATGCCCGCCCGTTGGAGGTCTGGGTACATCTCCACATATGTCTGCCAATCTATTGCCATGACTTACTCCTGAATAACCTTAGGTGGCCTGCCTCTGCGTTTCAACACCTCTTGGGTGGACGGCGACTGCGGTTCTGTTTTGACGGTTTCTGGGGTTTCAGCATCTTTTACCTCTGTGTAACCTTCGTGCTTACGCAGACCCTCAATGTCATTCTCATTCGTGAACGAGACTGTATTGCCAGAACGATTGCAGCGAAAAGTGGTCATAAAAGAAACCCCGCCGTAGCGGGGCTTTCATTAGGCTGTACGAGTGAAAGCGTATGCCGTGGGGCTGGAGAACATCAACCGATAACAGGCTAGACCTGTAGCACCAGAGGCAACGGTCAGATCACCGAAACTTCCAGCGGTGTCAGCGGCACCTGTAGACAGGATGCCGTTGGTAGCAACTGCAATCGTGACGGTGTTAGCACCGCCAGTATTGTCGATGTACAGATTAAACACGAAGCCCTTGGATGCGCCGAGTCGTTGGCCCAAGAGCGTACCGGTTGGCAGTGTGATCGTGGTTGCAGCACCGGAGGTAGACGTAATCCAGCCAGTTGCAACCTGATCAGCCGTAGCAGTAGCCGTAGCATTGATCGGTGCAGTTGTCGGATGGTCAACCCAAGGGTTGCTGATTGGAACTTCTAGGCTTTGTCGTGACATGATTTACTCCGTAAAAAGTTTCAGATATTCTATAGCGTTACTCAAGCGATGTATATCATCGCGAAAATGTCCAAGGCCCTTATTGCAATGAGTACATAAAAGCCTCCTGACATTTCCTTTATCGTGACAGTGGTCTACAACCAACCCGTCTTTTCCGCAATCTGGCTTACTGTCGCCGCAGATAGCACATTTACCGCCTTGATCTTCATATCTCGCCAAGTAATCCTCAAGAGTTATGCCGTAGTTGTTCATTAGCATTGAGTTTCTACTAGCTAACGGATTATGGCTTGCTCTCCTACGCTCGTTGTCTAGCTTTGCCAGTTCTGGGTTAGCCTTGCGCTTTTCACGATTCTTTTCGTTTATGCGTGCAGAATTTTCCCTTCGCCATTCGCGCATATATTCGTTATATGCTTCGCGGGACTCGGACCTGCTTGTTGTAGTCTGTCTATACTCTTTACCTCTAGCTAGCTCTTTAAGCCTATTCTTTTCTGCGTACTTTGCAGAGTAGCTTTTTAATCTCTCTGCATACGCTAGATCAGATTCTTTTCTAGTCTGTATCTTTTGGTAAATTTCGTCAGCTTTTGCGCGTTTACGTGCTGCATCTGCCTCGCGTAATCGCGCTGCCCTTTCAGGGTCAGCGGCAAGTCTTTCTTTTCTGCCTATCTCCAAACACGCCTTACAAGAGTAAGTTCTTCCGTCTTTTTTACATGCAGACTTTGCAAAATCTTCTAGCGGTTTTTCAACCTTACACCTAGCACATACTTTCATGAAAATCCTCCTACTTGTTACGGTAGGAGGATTATAGCATCAAAGAGCTAAGTTTTTACTCAGGAAGGCATGATAAATGCGAGTGCAGCGTAGTCACGCAGCTCTTTTACACCGTACACGCAGTCAGAAGTCACCAGCGTACCGAGGTACTCCAGCTTGTACTGAGACTGCGAACGGATGGACTGCTGCTCGGCCAGGGCCATAGCGTCCTTGTGCAGCAACATGCCAGCGCGGTACTTGGTGATGGTTCCGGAGATGGTCACAGTCTCGCCCAAGGCGTCAGTGCCGGTTGTTGGGGTCGTCGATGTGAACGACACAAACTGGGTGCTTGTGCCGCTATCAACGTGAATCCAAGGGCAGTTGCTAGAGGTAAAGACCTCAACACCGTACAGGTTACCTAAGCGGCCTGTCTTGATGGTGTC